ACTAAAAGCTTCAACATTCATAATTAAAATATGTAAGTCTTCCCCTGTTTCAAACAAAGTATCTAGCTTTTCTTTTTGTTTTTTATTAATATTTGGTTGCCATAAAACTGACACATTTTCGATATGGTTTGGTAAATGTGTGGGTAATTCTTGATTATACCAAGTTCCTACAACTCCTTTTGGAGCAATAATTAATGCTCCGTCTACTCTACCTTTATCGTAGAGCATAGCTAAATTATCAATTAACACTTTAGTTTTTCCTGTACCCATTTCCATAAAATAGGCAAAATTATCTTTGTTCCAAGATTTTTCTAAAGCAGTAAGCTGATGCTTATATGGCTTTGTCTTAAATTTATAATTCATACTTCTTTCTATTGACATATTATATAATAAAGCTTATATGTTTGTCAATGCCAGAAAGTATAAATTATTCAGAAATTAAAATAAATAAGGAATCTGTCGTACATGTACTACAAGAAATTGCAGGTACTAGAGATGGTCGTCCAAAAATAAATATTATGGGTGCAACGGGTTATGGTAGAATAAAATTTTTACTAGACGAAAGAGCACAAATGATATTTTCACCTGGACCACTAATCTTAAAGTTAAAAAGATTACTTAAAGATTTCAAACAGAAAGATTATTTATTACTAACTGGAGATCCTGCTTTAATAGGTGTCGCCTGTTGTATCGTATCAGACTTGACAAATGGAAAATTTAATCTATTAAAATGGGACAAACAAGAAAGAAGATACTATCCAATAGAAATCGACATTTATAATAAAGGAGAAACAGATGAGCAAAATAGATTTTGAAAAAGACCAAGAAAACGTAATACAAAAAACTGATAACATTCAGTCGTTAGCCGACCAAGTAGAAGCTCTTCAAGGATTAGAAGAAGATATAAAAAGATCAGAAGAAAATATAAAAAAATTAAAAAAGAAATCAGAACATATTTCTGGTGAAGTTATACCAACCATGATGTCTGAGATGGGTTTGTCCTTTCTTAAATTATCAGATGGATCTTCATTAGAAGTTAAAACAAATTATAGCGCCAGCATTACTCAAGCAAATAAAGAGAAGGCGTTTAACTGGCTTCGTGAAAACAACCTAGGAGATATAATCAAAAACGAGATACTCGTATCTTTTGGGCGTAACGAAGATAACAAGGCGGCTGATTATGCCGAACTTGCGAAAGGTCAAGGGTTCCAACCGACACAAAAGTTGAAGGTAGAACCCATGACTTTGAAAGCGCTAGTCCGTGAGCGTATTGAGGCAGGAAAAGAAATGCCGACGGAACTTTTCAACGTATTCGTTGGAAATAAAACTAACATAAAAAGGAAACAATAAACATGAGCGAAGTAACAAAAAAACAAGAAGCGGGTGCTCTAGCAACGAATTTATTCGAAGCTGATGCACACCAAGGTACTCAGAATATGGCGCAAGATGATCTTGCATTACCATTTTTAAAAGTATTAGGACAATTATCTCCTGAAATAAACAAGAGAGATGGAAAGTATATCGAGGGAGCAGAACCCGGTATGATCCTTAACACTGTTACAAATGAAATTTTTGACGGTGCAAAAGGAGTAGATGTATTGCCTGCGCACTACAAAAGACAACTTGTAGAATGGCAAGACAGAGGAGAAAGCAAAGGTGCTCCTGTAGCAATACACGAAGCATCTAGCGATATCATGAGCAAAACAACTCGTGATAAATCTTACAAAGATAGATTGCCTAACGGTAATTATATCGAGAACACAGCAAATCATTTTGTAGTGTTATTGGGTAAGAGTCCAACAACAGCTTTGATTTCTATGAAATCGACTCAATTAAAAATTAGTCGTAAGTGGAACTCAATGATGATGGGACTTAAACTACAAGGTAAGAATGGTTTATTCACACCGCCTACATATAGCCACATTTATAAACTAAAAACAGTTCAAATGTCTAATGACAAAGGAACTTGGTTTGGTTGGGATGTATCTACAGTAGGTCCTGTTCAAGACAAAGGCGTTTATGAAATAGCGAAGAACTTTGCAGCTAGTGTATCTAAAGGTGCAGTTCAAGCTAAACATGAAACTGATACGCCTGAACAGTCTAAAACAAAGAAAACTTTAAATTTATAGTTCCTGCGTAGGAAAATAAGGGGGCCGACAAGGGAGACTGAAGCGGCCCTTTTAAAGTTGTGTTGAATATATGAAAGTAAATGATAAAGCGCCTAAAAATTATGAAGACTGGATAGATTCCGGACACGTAATCATACCCTGTGATAAAAAAAGGTCTATACTTACAAAGTGGAGTGATTTAAGTTTTAAACTTTCAAAAGAAGAATGGAAAGCAGAGCACTTAGGCCGACAAATGGCTCTACGTTTAGATAAGTATATTGATTTTGATGTAGACAATCATTTAATAAAAAGATTTACAAGCGATTACCTTAAAGGGTGCAGTGCAATATTTGGAAGAAAAAATAGTCCAACAAGTCATTATCTTTGGACAGGTTCGGTTGAACCTATAAAATTTATATTACCAAAAGAATTAAGTAATTATACTAAAGACTTTACTCACGGGAATACTCTTTGTGAATTAAGACATGATATCAAACAGTATACTTTGGTTCCTGAAAGTGAATATCATTTAAACAACGAAATTATTGAATGGGAACATTATGAAGGAATACAAGAATATTCTGGTAGTTTAAAATTAGATGTTGGTAAAATAGCTTTATCAACTGCCCTTTGTATTTTATATCCTGAAAAAGGAGACAGAGATAATTATTGTACAGCAATAGCTGGAGTTCTTTTAAGTCATACAAAATGGACTCTAGATGAAATAGATAATTTTATTTATAGAATTTCAGTGGAGGCTTTAGATGATAGACCACAAGATAGAAGTAAAAAAGGAACAACACATTCTAAATCTAATCGAAAATTAGGTATGCCAACAATTGCATCAGCAGTAGGTGGAGATTGTACAGTTAAAACTATTCAATTATTATTTAGTTGGATTGGTATTACTAGTGAAGCTGTAGAAGGACAAGAAGCTATTGGAGATATTATTGAATACGCTCCTGATAGATATGAAATAGAAGTAAATGGCACTAGAGATGGAGTTAAAACAAAAGTTTTAATTGAAGTAGATGGTCCAACTTTAATGAAGCAGTCGTTTTTTTATGATGAAGTTATGAAACAAGCACAGGTTTGGATTCCTAAAATGAAGCCTGTTGACTTTGAAAAAATTATGAAAATGAAATTTGAAACAAGAAGGAAGTCAGATAATTATATAGAAGAGGCAAGTGAAGATTTAATATTTATTAAACATTTTAAACATTACATTGCATCTAAGTCTGCGTTTACAGAGAAAAAAAATTTATTAGATTTTCAATTGCCTTTTTATGATATTAAAAAAGAAGCTTTAGAATTTAATTTAGATTCTTTTGAAGATTTTTTAGACTCAAAAAGAATAACAATAAAACGTGTTGATCTTGTACGTAAAGTTAAAAGAATACTTAAAGCCAATAAAAACAAAGGCAAAGTTAATGGAAAGTCTTGTGTATCTTGGAAAATAGATAAATGGGATTTACCACGTGAACAAATAACAATTGAAGGTGAATATAAAGAAGGGGGAGAGGTAAAAGAAATTGACTTTGAAGCAGACGCAATCGAAGATTAGATTTGTAGTTGGTCCTCCAGGGACAGGTAAAACTCACATTTGGATCTTAAAAAAATACAAAGAACTATATAAATTATATGGTGCAGATAAACTTATACTTTTATCTCATACTAATGTTGCAACTAAAGAATTAAGAGAAGCCATAAAAAATTTAGATGAGATAAAAAATGATTTAATCGTTCAAGAAGATGTAGATGATTTTTTAGAAAAAAGAATACGTACAATACATGCATATTGTAAAGCAGCTGTAAAAACTAGAAGAGAAGTATTTAGTAAAAAAACAGATTATCCTGAATTACTTAAAGTAATTCCTTTAATGAACCTTGCAAAGGGAGCAAAGACAATGAAAGACCCTTTAAAAAAACACCCTGTCTTTAGATGTATTAGTGAAGCACATGGACGTGGATTAACTATAGCAGAACATTGGAACACTACAGAGGATCCTTTGGAAGCTTATAAACCTTATAACAATCATCAAATAATTAATATTAAAAGAGATTATGAAAAATGGAAAAAGGATAATTTTATTCAAGATTATAATGACATGATAGATAATTTTAATAGAAGCACAAATCCTCACGTCATAGACGCTTTAATAGTAGACGAAGCTCAAGACAGTAATGTGCCTCAGCTAACGGCTATTGAAAAAATGTCAGAGAATATTAAAGATGGACATTTATATTTTGTAGGTGACCCTAATCAAACTATTTTTAAATTTTCTGGATCTAATCCAGAGTTGTTTGAAACATTAGCTAGGACTCCCTATGTAGAATTAGAAGAAGGGTTTAGATGTAGTGAAGCTATAAATGAGTATTGCAAAAAAATAATAAAACCTATTTGGGATCACTATGATTATAAAAGAGTTTGGTCTTCAACGAAAGTAAAAGGTAGTGTAAGTATGTTACCAAATTTACAAGGTTCTCAAGAATTAAGTAATTTATTAAATAAAATAAATAATAGTGATGAGTCTTTTTTATTTACTTTTAGAGCAGAAAAATCAAAAACATGGTTAATGCCTTTTTTACATAAACATGGTTTTAAATATTCTCTTGTAGGTGGTTATCAAAAAGTGTCTGATGCTGAACTTAATTCTCATTATTCTTGGCCTTTATTTTTAAAGGGAGTTCCTCAATCTTTAGATCAAATTAAATCTTATTGGAAATATATGGACAAAGACTTTAAATTAAAAGATTCTAGAATTTTTAAAAAAATGATTAACAGAGATTATACATTTCAAGAGTTTGTTAATTTAGGCTATCTATCTTCTTCAATTGTTAGCACTACAGATTTCTACAATCTTTGTAAGAAAGTAAAAGGAGACGAAGCTCAATTAAAATTTAAAGAGAGAGTTATGTATATTAGAAACGTAATTAATAACAACAACTTAAACCAAAAAGCTAAGATAGAATATGGTAATTTTCATACAGTAAAGGGTATTACCAGAGATAATGTCATCATAGATCTATCGATTACAAGGCCTGAGCCCTATTTTGAGCAGCTTTATCTAGCATATGTAGGGTGCAGCAGGGGTAAAAATGATTTATGGGTTTTAAGGACACAAACAGGAAGGGAGCTAGGAAGAAAAAATGAGTACGTACGATAAACAAATTGCAGGATCTCACTATAAAAAGTTTGCGATTCAGCCAAGTAAGTTTGTAAATGACAACAAGTTGCTTTTTGCAGAAGGCAATGCTATAAAATATATATGTAGGCATTCTCAAAAAAATGGGAAAGAAGATCTTGAGAAGGCTATGCATTATATAGAAATGATAATAGAGAGAGATTATAAATAATGTGCACTGTACCAGAGATTGAAGATCTTGATTTAAAAGGAATAGACACTGTTGCCATTGACTTAGAAACTTATGATCCAGACTTAAAGAAAAAAGGATCTGGAGCTGTAATAAAAAATGGTTTCGTTACTGGTATAGCAGTGGCTACAAAAAAACAAACTTTATACTTTCCAATACAACACGCAATGACATCTAATTTAGATCCAAAAGAAACTTGGTTTAAGTTAAACAATTTAATTTTTCAGAATGAAAAGATAAAAAAAGTATTTCATAATGCAATGTATGATGTATGTTGGATAAGATCTGCAACAGGGAAAATGCCTAAAGGACCTTTACTAGATACTATGATTGCAGCATCAGTTATTGATGAGAATAGAATGAAGTATTCTTTAGATGCAGTTAGTAAAGATTATTTACAGGATACAAAATATAAATGGGATTTAACAGAACGATCTTTGGCTGATCATGGAATAAAAGATCCTATGTCTAACATGCATAAACTTCCATACAGTTTAGTAAAAGACTACGCTGAACAAGATGTTAGTTTAACTTTAAGACTATGGAATGTTTTTGAAAAAAAATTAAAAGAAATTATATACGAAGAGAAACAAAAAAGCTTGCAAAATATTTTTGATTTAGAAACAAAATTATTCCCTTGTTTAGTTGACATGAAATTTAAAGGAGTTAGAATAGATGTCCAAAAAGCCAATGAATTCAAGGGTTTTTTGATTCGTAGAAAAAATAAAATAACAAAAATTATAAAAAGTAAAACAGGTATAGATATACAGCTTTGGGCAGCGTCCTCTATTAAACAGTTGTTAGATTTTTTAAAAGTAGATGATTATCAAATAACAGCTAAATCTAAAATGCCTAAACTTCCTAAAGATTATTTAAGAAATCACAAAGAAGTTTTGTTAAGAATGGTAGCAAAAGCTAGAGAAGCAGATAAAAATTTAAATACTTTTGTAGAAGGTTTATTAAGTTATGTACACGAAGGTAGAATACATGCAGATATAAATCAAATTAGATCTGATCAAGGTGGTACAGTTACAGGAAGATTTTCTATGTCCAACCCTAATTTACAACAGATTCCGTCAAAAGGATTTTTTGGTAGAAAAATGAGAGAGATGTTTTTACCTGAAGAAGACCACAAGTGGGGTAGTTTTGATTACTCGCAACAAGAACCACGGATTGTTGTACATTATGCAATTAAAATTTTAAAAAGCGATCCAGATTTATTACAGGAAGATGTGCCTGAAAAAATTAAAAATCCATATTACACAGACATAGTAAATAGTATTTGTAAAATTGAAAAATCTTATCAAGAAGATGCAGATTCTGATTTTCACTCTACTATAGCAAAGATGGCTAATATTTCTAGAACACAGGCAAAAACTATTAGTTTAGGTATGTTTTATGGAATGGGTAAATTTAAATTACAAGCAGAATTAGGATTAGACAGAATTGAGGCTCAAGATCTTTTTAAAAGATACCATTCATATGTTCCTTTTGTAAAAAAATTATCAGATGATTTAATAGCTTTTGCTAAATTACAGGGGCTTCTTTTTACTTTAGGAGATAGATTTTGTAGGTTTGAAAAATGGGAAACTACCAATAGAAAATGGAATAACGAAACACGTAGATTTGATCCTGTTCCTATTCTTACTTATGATCAAGCTATTACAGCTTATAAAGCAGAACTTGTAGATGAAGAAAGAGATCCTGATCCAGAACTAAATGACTTTCATCATTATTACACACCAGCTTTTACTTACAAAGCTTTAAATAAATTAATTCAAGGATCAGCTGCTGACATGACAAAACAAGCCATGGTAGATTTATATGAGCAGGGCATTTTACCTCACATACAGATTCATGATGAATTGTGTATTTCTGTAAAAAATGATACAGATGCAGAATTAATTAAAAAAACTATGGAAGAAGCTATTCCTTTATTAATTAAAAACAAAGTAACTTATAAGAACGGTATTAATTGGGGACAGGCAAAATGATTTATGGCATATCTAAACGCAAACATACCGGTAACTTATGCACAAATTAAGAGAGAATATTTATTTGACCTTAAAAAACATCATGGTGAAGTTGAAGACTGCATTATTTTTGGTTTATCGAGTATTACGGGGCACAGTGTACTTTTTCATTGTATTATGGAAAATGGAGCTGTCTTCTATCGTCTCCCAATATCTGCGTTCATTCAAAGAGGCTTTAAACCAGAGGACGTTCCTAGGCGTAGACTGGATGAGTTACAGTTATGGAATTGTTTTAGTTACTATCCTGCTGTTACTAATTGGGATATCCTAGAAGGACAAGCTGGTAAATACATTGGAAAAGACAAGAAATGGCACCCTGGTAAATACTTATTTACTGTTGACTTTGCTCATCCAGAGCCTAATATATTAGACACGGA